CTATATCCCAATCCACGAACTAATGATTTTGCATTTTCAAAAATCATTCTTTGTCCCATTTGACTTGCCATTGTATTAAATTTTATTTATTATTAAAAGTGTAAAAAGTTAGTATTAACAGCCTTCCTCGTCCATTCCAGCAATAGCTGGTGTCATATAGCTACTATCTACTAAACCGCTTGTATTATAAGCCGCTGCAATTTGTGGAACTTGATAACCAGCATAAGCACCGATACCATTAAGGATACCAAATGATTGTACCAATTTAAGACCACCAGCTGCTACCATACCAGCTCCAACGCCTTGACCAATATTACCTTTTAAATACTTTGGTAACATAATACCAACTACAACTGGAACTGCTGCTTTTAGCTTGTCGTTCATTGTTGCTGGTAAAAATTTAGCTACTGCTCCAGCCGCTACTGCTCCAGCGATTGTGTAGATTGCGCTAGTAACTTGACTACCCATTGCACCTACTCCAGACATTCTGCGTCTGCTAGTGCGTCTTTTAGTTGCTCTTTTTCTTCTTGCCATTTTGTTTGATTTTTAATTATTGTGAAAATTGTTATTAATATTTTTAAATTTCATATCCTAATTTATCTGCTAATTCTCTAGTTTTTTCTTCAAATCCAAACCACGCTAATAAATTTCTATTGTTTGTATCTTGAACTGACCAATCTTCATTATCCCATTTTTTACCAAAAATATTAGCTGGACTATTTGCGCCACTTTCATTCATAATATCTTTTAATAAAACATCAATTTCTTTTTTATATCTTTTATAAAATGCTAATGTATCATTATAATATATTAAATCACTAATAATACCACTTTGCAATCCACTATATAAAACATCTTTAATTAAACTTTTAAGATTATCATAATCTTGTAACTTGTATTTTAATATAGATACTATCCTTTTTTCCAATGGCGTTTTTGCTAATTGGCTTAATCTTTTAATTTCTTGATTTTTAGTCAATACACTTCCAATTCCTAATAATTTGCCTTTATCACTACGATTTGGTCTGCTTTCATAATATGTATTACCACTTGCACTTGTACGTTTACCTGGTTTTTTTGCAGAATAACGCTTATCATAATCTCTAGGCGTTAATTTTTTCTTTGCAACTTTTTTAGGTGCTGCTTTTTTCTTAACTACTTTACGAACTACTTTTTTAGCTGCTTTCTTTTTAGGTGCTGATTTTTTAGCTACTTTTTTCTTAACTGCTCCTACTTTTTTTCCGTATATATGTGCAAACGCTTCTTTTAAAGAAACGCCAGTTTTTTGTCTATACGCAATGGCTTGTTTAAATTTAGCTTTCGCTGTTTTTTGTGCCGCTGTCATTATTTTTTCTTTTTTAATATTAAAAATAGTCCTAGTCCAATTCCTAAATAAAGTAATAAACTGCTAGTGCTTTTTGTAACATTAGTTAAAACATTACTAGCCGTAGTACTAATATTATCAACTACACTATTAGAAACGCTTGTTGGTAATTTACCTTTTTGTACTGCCTCATTAATTAATTTTAAAATAAACGGGTCGTTAGTATTATTATAAACAATAGGCAATAATTGTAACCTGGTATAACCTTTAAATTGTGCTGGTATATGGTCGCTAATTGGATTTCGTTCCCAATCAATATAATTCAAGCCGTCCAGGTTATAAAATTTTGCCGACATAGCAACAACTTTTGACCAATCTTTATTTTCAAATGCTGTATCCCAATGCCACCAATTACTATGATTTGCTGGAAACCAATCATTCCAACTTGCAGCAGTTGTAGCTAATATTGATGCCACTACTGAAGTTATTGGTTCACCAGTTACTATTGGTACTAAAGTTGTACCAACTTTTGATGATTGTTTATAACCTATATAATTAGAATAGTATGACATTTATTTTTTTCTTAAAATGAAATATAAAACAAGTCCACCAGCACCAAGTAATAATAAAGTATTTGTACCTATACCAGTACTAGCTGGTTGTTGTTGTTGTACTGGATATGGTGTATAATATCCACCACCAGTACTAGGCGGATTGTTAGCTTGTATTAATGATGCACCAGTATCAACTAATTTACCAAAAATATTACCCCAATCTATTGCGCCTATTTCTTTAGATATTCCACCAATACCAGTAATACTTGCGTCCTGGATTGCTCTAGTAACTTTATTAATAGCTACTTTAAATTCTAATTCTTTACTGCTGCCGTATGTTAATACTCCAGCATCTAAATACTTATCCCTTAAATTAACTAACTTATCCCTATACCTTTCCATTTCTTGTAATGATGCTGTTGGTTGTGTTGCCGTTCCCGACATTGCAATTAGTGCCATTTTTATTTTTTTATCTTTTATAAATACTGGTTCTTTTCTTTGGTCAAACTTGGCAAGTACGGGATCTACCCAAACTTCATTTTTTGTTCCTGGATATAATACTGCAAAAACGTGTTGTGGTTCTTTTGTATCATATCTATAACTAGCAAATCTATACGCTAGTGGAACTCTAAAAATCCCCTTTCTATTTAAGCTATTCATTATGCCGTTAATAAAACTAGCATAACTTTTGCAATCTGCTCCTTGCTTCATACAAACTATTGCGCTGGGGGAACGCAATGTTTGTTTTTCAATCGGTTCAATATAGTAAGGAACATTTTGTTTTAAAAAATTAAAAACATTCCTTGCCGTTTCAACTTCATTATCTCCTATAAACATTTCGCTTATCTTATCATATTCATCTTGATAATTATCGTGATTATCTAAAATGCCTTGTATAATGTCGCTTGTGTTTTGGTCGTCTATTAATACCTTTTTAAAATTTGTAAAAGGTGCTAGTTTTTGTAGCACCGCATTTTTACTTATCATAAATTATATTCAAAATTTAATGGTAATGTAATTAAGTCAATCATTATACTTCCATTAAATACTAAATGAATACCACCAGTATTAAAATTTTTTATTAAATCAGCTACACCAGTATAAGATAATGTTACTGGTATTTTTAAAATAGCACTACCAGTTTGTAATGTTGTTGGCGTAATGCCTATAACATATCCAACTTTAATATTATCAATAAATAAATCACCTTTTATATTTTGAATTTCTGCTGTAATATCAGTTGGGTTATTTACTTGTACTACTAAATTTAAAGTAGGATTTGTAAATGACATAGTACTAAAGTCTATTGTCTTAAAAAAAACTGAAAATGTCCTGGATAGAACATATTTTTTGTAAACTATATAACCAACTATTGAAGCTGGAATTATCCACCAGTTTTTGCCCATAAATTGTAATTAGCATAAAATTACGGCAATTAAATAAAAAAACAAATTTTTTGTTGCCTTTAGTTATTTAATGGCTAAAAATGGCTTAAAAACTACTCCAAATGTTAAATTTTAGGCATTGTGGAAAAAAATTTTGGGTAAATGTACATTCTTGTTTTATTTTTATTTAGATTTGCTATCGCTTCGCCTTTAGCGAACGACTAGAAATCTAAATAAAATAGAAATACCCCTAGAAACACTATTATTTTAACTTTTTTGACCTTTAGAAATAAGAATTATTGGTAATATCAATAATATTTACTTATTTTATATCGTTATTCTATTTTACTGACTATAAAATTTACAAAAATGATGCACTTTAACTCTTTGAGTAATACCAACGCTGTATTGCTTGAAATCCAAAAAATTGTAAGAAAAAAGGAAGTCCTGGAGCAAATCTACCAGCTAACGCCTTATCGTAATGTTGCTATCCTATTGTCTGCTACTGGTAAAACTGGTGTAGAGCAAATGATATGGATAACCAATGATATGTTGCCGTTTCATTTACCCAATGAGATTGCAAACATATTAGAAGATAGTATTGACCAGTACAATAAAGATATTTCTAGTTTAAATCAACACCTTAAAAACTTATAATTATGCGTAAAATTTACTACCTGGACTATATTATTTTAGTGGACGATAAAAAAAGCATCTATATAGTTGCGCTTGATATGTCGGAACATTTAACGCTAGTATCTGCCCAGCATCATATTGATTACTTAACAAAATAAACCTATGAACATTTTAACCCAACCAGCCTATCCGGTAGTTCCATTACAGGACAATTTTAAACGCTTAATTGTGCCGATCCCTGGACTATCTAAACTAGAGCATTTTGCACTAGAAATCTATCTTAATTCATTAGAAAATGATATGGACGATAGTATTGAAAAAGCAATTACATTTTTAAACAAATTGGACGAAAAAATTAAAACCTTAAACAATGAAAAAAGCAACGAAATGGCTATTTTTGACCGCTAACGGACAAGCCGTAGTAATATTAATTACTGCCTTTCTTATTTGTGCTTTACTTCAAAATTATTAATGTGGAAAATAATGACTATAAAATAAACATTGATGAACTACTGGAGAAAAGAAAATACAACCCCGATTACATTCCTACAAAGGAAAATATCGTTTTTTCAATCCAGGATAAGCATATAGGCAGTTTACAAAATTTTATAATTTTTAGTGGACTACCTAAAGCTGGTAAATCTACTTTTATTTGCGCTATGATAAGTAGCGTATTTAATACTTATGAGATTTTTACAATGAAATTGCGAACGCCACCAGGACGCAGAAAAGTTTGTTTGATTGATACCGAAAGCTCCGACTACGATTTTTACCGCACTATTAATAAAATTAAAGGATTTGCTGAACTAAATGAGCTGCCACCTTATTTTGACGCTTTCCAGGTGCGTGAAGATAGTAGCGGAGCAATCAAACGTATGGTGGAACGCTACCTGGAACTTAACCAGGACTGCGCTATTTTAATTGTGGACGGCTTACTGGATTTGCTTGTAAACTATAATGACGAAAAAGAAAGTAGCTTACTTACTAAATGGTTAAAAAAAATAACCAAACAGCATAACATTTTATTGATTTCAGTACTACACCAATCAAAAAGCAATTTAGCAACTACTGGACATATTGGTAGTGCGTCCGATAGGTTTGCTCAAAGTACCCTAGACATAACAAAGGACAAAGAAAAAAACACCTATGTACTATCTAGCCGTTTTATGCGTAGTGATTCCGATTTTGAACCTATTACGTTAATGAATTTTCAAGGTGTATTTCAGCAAGTAGAAACGGAGCAAGTAAAAACCGCACCTGGTAAAAAAGCTACTGACCTGGACGAAATTGAAAGCAAAAGATTATTACAACAAATTGTAACTATTCCAATGCCTTACGCTGATATATCTAGTGAAATTATTGAACGCACCGCCACCAGTAAAGCATTTGCTAAAAACCTAATTAAAATATGGATAAGCAGAAACTATATTGTAAAAGACCAGCAAAACAATTATAAAATACTCTAACTTTTTAAACTTTCAAAAATGACATTCTTAAAACGCTTTTATTTAATTTTTATCTTATTTCCTTGCGCTATCTTATATGCTAGTGCTGTAATGATTGTAACTATTATTCAACACTTAATAGACCAATCAAAAATATCAAAATACTAATGGTTAGTTTGTAGTCATAAAAAAACCAGGTAATGCTTTTTAGGGCGTTACCTGGCTGACTATAAAATAGACAAATGATTGCCTACTCTAACTTTTTTCACTACGAAAATACTAAATATGACCAATAGAACAAAAATTTATTTTATAATAGCTGAACGCAAAATAGTAAGTTTAAAAGACCTACAAGATATTACCAGGTGGAAACCTATAACCATATTACGAGCAGTTGCGCCATTAATCATTAAGCGCAAGATTAAAGCACTTACCCACGAACATACTAGATACTTTACAATAATAGATAAACCCCTTAAAAATGGCTAAAACCCTTTATTCCGCTATTGTTTTTATGGCTGATAATACACCAGCTAGGAAATATCGCAATATTTCAAATATTAACAATTTTATCAATTTCGCTAGATCTATAAATGCCGACTATATTAACCTATACGAAAAGACTACTAGAAAGTTCCAGGAACGTATATACATAAAAAAAGGGGAGTAGATACTCCCCTCGCCTTTACTTAAACTATGCAATAAACCCCTCTTATGATAAAAATAGTTGCTTTTCGGCTTTTCTGCGTCCTTGTAAGCCAGTATTAACTTTACCCCCAGCATTTACCCACCTATCAAATTGCTGCGCTACAACGTCCTTATTTGTGCCATTATTAAGCAATTTGAGTAATGTACTACCAGCAAAAGCATTTTCCCCTACATTATATGTAAAACTAGCTAAAGCAAGTAATTGATTATCGGTTACTGGAACTCTAATATTTTGCATAACAAAATCATATTTGTCCTGTGCTTCTGCGAGTAACCAACGCTTTGCCGTTGCTTTGTCAATAATATCAGTTTTAACTACTGGACGCTTTGCGTCCCAATTATACCCACTTCCATATCCTACGCTATATTGCATATAGTCCCATACTGGAACTGCAATAAATCCCTCAAATTTTGATATGACATTAAATAGCTTATCACTAATTGCTCCAAAAGGCGTATTATTTAAAGCCGTAGCTATTTTTTTTCGTAGCATCATTAATACTATTGTAGTTATAACTATACCAGCTAATATTTTCTTATTCCTGGTCATAGTATTTTAATTATCTTTTTTGCTATCTGCTGCTGCATTACCTAGTAAAAATGTAGATAAACCAGCTATTGCTTGTGCAATAACTTGTATTTTACCAGTACCAGCTGTTGCGAAATAACCGCTAATTGCAGCTAATAAACCGAATATTGTTGTTTTACGATTTTTCATTCTTATTTTTTTTTGATTGATAAATATTGATAATAGTATAAATTGAACTTGCACCAGATAGTAAACCTAAAAATAAAGACGCATAAGCGTTTATTTGGTTAATACTTAATAGATAAGTACCTACACTAGCTATACTTCCACCTATACTATTATCATTGTGGCTCATACTAAACGATTTCAGCATCTACTGACGCTGGTTTTTGAATTTCTTTTACAATTACTTCAAATGCCTGTGCTACTGCAACAGCAGTATCTACATTTTGAAATAGACCGCCTTTTATAGCTTGGTCAATTACTTGTTTAATCAATTCTAGGGCTTTTTGCTTGTCCATTGTTTATTTATTAAAGGTTAAAAAAAAGTAAAATTATATAAGTGTAACGCCTAATTCAGTAGCCGTCCATTGGTAGATATATTCATTTCCGTCAGTACTGGTATTATATGCTTCATAGTCAAATCCACTTAAAGATAGATTACCAGCTTGTAACTGCTGATTTTCTTCGCTTAATAGTTGATAATAGATAGTAACACTTGTACTAAAGTTATCACTACCTACACAATTTAATATAGTTGCTGTTCCTAAATTTAGTGGAAATACCACTGGTTGTATTTGTTTCATATTATTTAAAATTGTGAAATTATAAAAGTTATTAATTCTTCATATCTAATACCTAGTTTAGTTTTTTTAATAGCATCTTTTGTATTTTTATCTACTTTAATACCATCTAATTCATACCAAGTATCAGAACAAAACAAACCATATTTATTTGCATCTAAACCTTCTTGTATAAATATTTGTTCTATTTCTTGTGCAATAACTCCAATATGTATTCTAGCATTATCTCCTTTTAAATTTACTGCATCTTTAAATTTAAACTTTTTAATTAATCCTTTTAATTTTATTGCAACATTTTTTTCTAATTGTGTTAAATCTTCTATTTGCTCTTTATCATTAAAATCAGATGTATTAATTAAAGCTGTTGTGGCATATACTGTTGTATATCTATTTGAGCCTAATCCTAAACTTCTAGTATTATCTAATGTAGGATAAAATTGAGATGCGTCGCCTTGATAAAATATTGTATTTGATGCACCTAAACCAAAAGTATTTGTACTAGAACCACCATAAAAATTACAGGTAGTTCCTTGAAAATCTATTAATGAATTTGTAGCTCCACCTACTTTTAAATTAGTAGTAAATATACCACTACCAGTTACTTGCAATTTATTTATAGTGTCGTCAGTAGTAGAACCAATAAGGACATTACCGCCACTTGAATTTAACAATAAAGGACTATATGAAGTACCATTTTGCATAGGTTGTATAAATCCATTGTTATTAGACGTATTATATCCTATTGTTAATTTTTTATTTGGGTCAGTAGCACCAGCTATGTGTAATTGACCAAAACTTCCAAAAGTACCATTACCAGCAAAATTGCTATTTATAGTTAAACTTTTAGTTGTATAAAATTCTTGACCACCAGCACCATATCCAAACTGACCTACTAACGTACTTGTATTATAAAAATCTATTCCATTATCGCCACCAGCAGAACCACCGACTAATGCAATTCTTACACCAGCATAAATTCCTGATGCAGACCTAATAAATTTACCAGCAGTACCACTTGTGTATGTTGGTTGAGTGCCACTATCTATATTAAATGTAGCAGTTGTTCCAATTAAATCGCCAGTTAATGTTCCACCAGCTAATGGCAAATAGCTACCTAAATTACTTGTTAATGCCAAAGTACCAGTTGCAGCTGGAAAAGTATATAAATAAGAACCACTAGTATTAAATAATAAACTGCCAGTAGTACCAGCAGCTCCTAAATTAATTGTTAAACCAGTAGCAACAGCACCAATACCAGTATATCCAGGTGCGCTAGTATTTGAACCTAATTTTATTAATACACTACCGCCATCAATTAATGGATAACTATTTAATGTAACTACATTACTTGTACTATTAATACTTAACGCATTACTACTTGTACCTAAATTATAAATATCAAATGTATTAGCACCAGCGTTATAAGTATTTCCAATTCTCCATTTACCTACACTATTATTTGAAAATGCCGTATAAGCGTTATTAGTAGTTAAACCATTTAATACTAAAGCGTATGTTTGAGATGTATGAATATCTAATTGACCGCCTGGAACTGAACCAACAGATTGACCAATTCCTATTAAGCCGTTAGCGTCCGAAAATAATCTAACATTACCTAGTCCGTCTGCTAAAACTATATTATTTGCCAATGTTGTAGTACCAATATATTCGCCTATTATAGTATTATTACTACCAGTAGTAATATTACCACCAGAAGCATAACCAATAGCTGTATTATTTGAACCAGTAGTAATACCAGATAATGCGGCAGCACCATAAGCAGTATTTTGTAATCCAGTAGTGTTACCACTTAATGCACTTGCACCAACAGCTGTATTATTACTACCAGTTATACTACCAATTAAAGCACTAGTACCTAATGCCGTATTATTTCCACCAGTAGTATTACTACTTAATGAACCATAACCAATTCCAGTATTTCCGCCACCAGTACTATTTACTTGTAATGAAGCATAACCTACTGATGTATTATTAGCACCAGTAGTATTAGCATTTAAACTAACAAATCCAATAGCTACATTATTTGAACCAGTTGTATTTGTTTGTAAAGATGCTAAACCAACAGCTGTGTTATTATTACCAGTAGTATTTGAACCCAATGAACTTGTACCAACAGCAGTATTATAATTAGCAGTTGTATTGTTTGATAATGCACCGCTACCAATAGCAGTATTTTGTGTACCAGTTGTATTTAAACTTAATGCTTGATTACCAATAGCTGTACTATTTGCACCAGTAGTATTTAATAATAATGCAGAATTACCAATAGCTGTATTTTGACTTGCAGTATTATTTTGTAAAGCATTATTACCAATAGCTACATTTTGATTACCAACTAAATTTGTACTTAAAGATAAATAACCAATAGCTACATTTTGTGTACCAGTAGTATTATTATTTAAAGAACTAGAACCTATTGCAGTATTAAAACTTGCAGTTGTATTTCCAGATAATGCACTTAAACCAAGTGCCGTATTATTATTACCAGTTGTATTAGCATTTAAACTATTAAAACCAAGTGCCGTATTATTAGTACCAGTTGTATTTAATTGTAATGAAGTACCACCAATAGCTGTATTGAAACTAGCTGTTGTATTAGATGCTAAAGAACTATTACCAAGTGCTGTATTATTAGCACCAGTTGTATTTAAGGTTAATGATGTAAAACCTATTGCTGTATTATATTCAGCATTTGTATTGCTTGTTAATGCACCATTTCCAATAGCTGTATTATATCTTCCAGTAGTATTTGCAGTTAATGTAGAAACACCAACAGCGGTATTATTTATACCACTTATATTTGAAATTAATGAATTAAAACCAATAGCTGTATTATATTGACCAGTTGTATTAACGCTTAAATTACTAGAACCTATTGCTGTGTTACCTAAACCAGTACCCGCGCCGTCATTAATATCAATACCTTGTATTGTTACACCTAATGTAGTTGTATTTCCGTTTGTAGTTACTTGTTGTAAAGTTCCAGTAGTACCAGCGCCAGGATCGGCAACTTGCACCCACGCGCTACCAGTATCACGATAAATACCGCTACTAGGCGTATCAGTATCTATAAATATGCGACCTGGAAAACCAAAAGCTGGACGAGTAGCTAGGCTACTAGCGTAAAACGCTGGCGTTTGCTTTTGATTTAAAATATCATAATCTACGCTAATGTTAGACATTATAAATAGTTTTTCTTAATTGTAACTAAATTGTTTGTACCAGCTCCACTAAATGTAGCTAAAAATTGCTTGTTTATTATTTCTCCAGCATTTCCGTCTATTGCTAAACTTTGATTTTGTTGCAATACCACGCTTTCTATTGTTACTTGATTAGTACCATAATTAATAAAAGTAATACTATTACAATTACTTGTTACAAATCCATTTTGGTCGTAAGTAATAAAATTTACATCAAATGGAATATATCCAGCTTTTATTTGAAAATTACTCATATTATTATTTTAAAGGTTAAAAAAGTTAGCAAGTGCTAGGAACTTTGTAATTATTACCAGCAATACTACCATAATAAGTTTGGTATGTATTAGGTGTAAATAAGTCTGCATCTGGCACACGTTCACTTAAAAATTGACTAGGTACACTTGTAACGTCAATTATATCAGTATATGGACTTGTATTATTTAATACTGGTGGCATTACTGGATTTTTAATAACATTATCAGTAGATTTTTTTGCATACATTTTGTAAAGGAAATAATAAGCTACTCCTACACCTAACAATAACATTAAATTTTTATTTTTCATAGTTCTTTTTTTTAATCTTAATAATTTGGTACATTATAGTCGTCTGGTAAAAACTCGCCTTTATCTAGCGGTTCTACTATTACGCTACCTTTTAGCTTTTTTGGTATTGTAAATGAATACAAACCAATAACTAATAATATTAATAATATAGCATTTTGTTTTTTCACTTTTTTACACTTTTATATACTGCTGGAAATATTAACGCTACTGCTACTGCTCCCACTATCCAAGGCAAATATTTTTGTAAGTAATAATTTACTGCTCCTTTTTCCTCTATTTGTTTTGCAACATTTTCGTCTTTAATTTTTGTTAATATATCATTCAGTCCTGGTAAACTTAAATTGCTGTCGTGTTTTACATAATAAACAACGCCGTAAGGATTATAAAATTGCCAGTAAACTTCTCCATTACTGGTAACATAAGAATAAACAACACCTATTAAACCGCCGTCATTAATTACTCTAGCAACTGCGCCACCTGGTACATTATATACATTAACTACGCCTTTTGCGTATAAACTTTTATTTATAACCCTATCTGCTGTAATTGTTGCCATTATAACATTATTAATAAACTTTGTAATTTGGTATTACTCATTGCATCTAATTTGCGTAAATGCTCTACGCTAACACCTTTTTTAATTAAACTATCTAATATTGTTACTGCTTCGTCAGTTACATTACCAATACCAGCTACTCCACTCATAGGCTTACCATTTTGTAAGAAACCACCTACCATTCCAAGTAAGCCGCTAATTAAAGCCTCTTGTACTTGTGGATTGCTTAACATAGCATTAATAGGACTTTGTGGTTTTTCGTCAATTTCTTCAAATTCTTCACTAGCCGCTATTCTGCTTTCAAGCATATTTAACTTATCCATTATCTTTTCCATTGCATAGCTATCTCTACCACCACCGCCACCAGTATAAGCACCTACGCCATAAACTGGTTGCTCTAATTCAGCTGGACGAAATTTTAACATAGCGTGGCTAGGTGTATTCATAGTAATATAGCCAGTCTTATCCTTTTTAGGGTGTAAGATTAAAGCGTATAAAGTATTAACTCCGTTTTGTTCAAACGCAGATATATTTTCCTCTAATATGCGCCTAGCGTTATCCACACTATCCTCGTTGCACGAAAATAATAACTCCTTTTTTGTAGGACTGATAATTTCACAAACGGAATAGTAAGGACTGGTTGCATTTCTATCAAACCAGTCCATTACTCCGCTAGTTCCAGTTGTCATTGCCTTTTGAACTGCCATAAAAAACTATATTATAAATAATAATAAATTCCGAAACTATATGTAACACCAGTTGTAGCTAATGCCGCTGCTGTTGAAATGTAACTTTTTGTCCAACTAATATCAATATCATTCATTTCGGGTAATTCCCAAACACTTGGACTTGTTAAATCCTGGATATTATTAAACGCTAATACTGGTAATTGGTATAAAATTTGTAAATCACCTTGATACAAAGTTAAAAACGATTGTTTAAGGTCGGCTAGTGTTGTTGGAGTAGCACCGCTTAATGGCGTTTTTGTGATTGCAGTAGGCGTATATACTTGAATACCTTGTATTTTAGCGTTTCTTAATTGCGGTTGGTCTGGAAATTGAAACCTAGTTAATGTAGAACCACTAGGTACATTTATTTCAACTGCTTGAAATCTTTTAATACGCATATCTTTATTTTTAAAAATTTAAAAAATAGCCGTATTGACTGACGGCTGGCAGTAGCGTTTAGCTTCGCAAAAGCATATCGTTATTTAACGGTTGTAACGTTTTGTAACAAGATACCACGTTGGATAACGCAAATAAAGCTGTTAGCCAAAATAGTAGCTGGCGCGCCATTTGCCGTTAATTGGAAATTGATATTTGCCGCACCATTCATTACGATACCTGGCTCTACTGGATAAAATCCATTAGTGCTAGAATCCACCTGGTCTACTGGGAAAATAGTTTGAGCAGTAATACCAACACCACCTTGTGTTTGTGGCACGAAGTAATGACGTAATACGTCCCAAGCTGGTAATACTTGCGCATTGTTCACTGTTAAATTTAAACTACCATTGTAGATAGCTAATAAATCAGTATCAGTTGCAGCAGTAAAAATTTGTCCATTAGGGTAAGTATATAAAGCAGCAGTTGTTGTTGTTGCCGCACCTACTCCAATTAAAACAGCTATTTCGCTAGTAACAAAAATGTCTTGTAAATTAAGACGCTTTTCGTTTACACGAACGCTTCCATTTTGAGTATCATTAACCAATACTGGTATATGATAGTTTGCAACTGAAGTAGATAAAGCTACCTCACTGCGTAAATATGATTGCGTTAAAACCGCTTGGTCTACGCTATATCCCAATCCACGAACTAATGATTTTGCATTTTCAAAAATCATTCTTTGTCCCATTTGACTTGCCATTGTATTAAATTTTATTTATTATTAAAAGTGTAAAAAGTTAGTATTAACAGCCTTCC